GAGATTGTCCTCAAGGGCGTGTACTTCCAGAAGGACCACGAATGACCCTCATCGCACCGGGAACTCTCATCGAGCCCACCGAGCCCGACATGAAGTGGCAAGGTCCTCGGATCTTCGGACGTCCCGTCATGCTCGACGTCCCGTTCAAACCCTACACGTGCGAAGGCCTCATCATTACCGAGGTCGAATGCCCGTCCTGCCACAACAACGGGGGAGTGTGGATCGAGGTCAAAGAGTTCCCGCTCGTGGCCTTCTGCCCCACGCACTGGCGTCCGGTGCGGGAGTCCTCCGTGGTGAAGGACATGAAGGAAGCGTTGGGCATCACATGACCCTCAAGGACTTCACGTGGTACTGCTTCGTCGCGTTGGTGTACATCATCACCTTCGGCTTCACCGCGTTCCTTCTCGTTGCCGACTGGCGGTTGGTCAACGGACGCGCAAACCCTCCGTGGGTCAGCATCTTCATCATCTCCCTCCTCGGGCCGTTCGGATTACTCGCGGCCTTCACAGTGTACTTCATCGACAAGGTGCGACATGGCGATTGACCCCGAACTCTGGAAGATGGCGGACGGTATCGAGAAGGCCTTGATGGACAAGGGCCTCATCGTGGAAGCGGGATGGGCGGGCTTCAAGCTCCTCACCATCCCTCCCACCGCCAGCCCCCAACAGTTGGACCTCATGCGGAACGCGTTCTTCGCGGGGGCTCAACACCTGTTCGGCTCCATCATGGCGGGGATGGACGAGGGCGAACAGGAAACCGAAGCGGACCTCCGTCGGATGGACAATATCCAAAAGGAACTCGACGCTTTCCTCGTGGAGTTCAAGGCCCGACACGGCATCGGCTAGTCTATACAACTCCCACTCCAACTTTTGAGGTGAACTCAATGCCCGGCATCAAAGGCCTCTTCTTCGCGGACCACCAACAAATCCGCACCCACGTCAACCTCCTCGCTGTCACCATCTACGAGGGCAACGTCGAGGTCGGGTGGTGGGATGACAGTGAACGTCATGGGGGGAAGATCCCCGACAAGTACATGATCCCCACGAAGATCGCGCTCATGCACAGCGAACTCTCCGAAGGGCTGGAAGGCCAGCGCAAGGGCCTCATGGACGATCACCTTCCCAAGCGGGAGATGGAGGAAGTCGAGTACGCCGACACCATCATCCGCATCCTCGACGTGTGTGGTCACAAGGGCTACGACATCGGCGGGGCCATCATCGAGAAGCTGATGTACAACGCGCAGCGCGCGGACCACAAACGGGAAGCCCGCCAAGCTCCCGGTGGGAAGGCAGTCTGATGAAAGACCCCACCTTCACCAAGGTCCCCCCATCCCACGAGGAACTGCGCCGCGAACTCGCCGCAGCCACTCTCTCCTTCACCGGCCTCCCTCCCCTCGAACGCCTCGCGGTCATCGCCATCTTCCTCGGCCAACAGGTCGCACTCACCGAGGGCTACGACCGCGCGAACGTCATGAACCTCGTCGCGGCCAACACCCACTACGGGGCGACGGAAGCCCTCGACGCCCGCAAGATCATCACTTTCTAGGAGCCCTCCATGCCCCCGCCCATCATCAAGCCCGATGCCTACCGCATCCACACCCAAGGCATCGCAGCCGTGGTCAACGCCCGGTGCATCGGCCCGTCCCTCGCCCACCCCGGCACGATGGTCTTCAAGTCCGCCGACGCGGGGGAGTGGGAGATGAAGGTCCCGCAAGAGTTCGCGGGCTTCGTGCAGAAGGATGAAATGGTGGTGTTCTCCATCACCCTCATCCGCAACACCCTCGGAGCGGCGGTGACTTCCGCCGATGATCCCAAGTGAGCGTGGCCCGTCCTGACGTGAATGTCGCGCGGGTTCTCTCCATGTCGGCCCTCTCCCGCGAACCCAACCAAGACGAGCGCGCCGCCGCCATCAACCTCTTCATGGCGGGGGCCATGCTCTGTGCGTTCCACGCGAAGGAGAACCCCGGCGCGGACGTGGATGGCCTCATGGACTTCGTCAACGAGAAGGTCCGTGAGACGGTGCGGGACATCATGAAGGACGACGCGGGGAGAATGAACTGATGGGACGCTCGGCGGAAGACATGCAGACACACGGGAAAGTGCGCCTCGTCCGCGCACTCGACCACTTCCCGGGCTTCCATGTCATCACGGCTTTCGCCATCCCTTCCCACGAACCCCCGCCCAACCAAGTCATGGTCAACATCGACGGCTACGACTACCTCATCACCATCGAGTTTCAGGACCCCCGTTGATGTTCGATCCCGTGGACTCCGACATCGGCCGACGCGTCAAGTACACTGCGAGCAGTGGCTTCGTGGACTTCGGCTACATCACTTCCTTCAATGACTCTGTCGTCTTCGTGCGCTACGACGGTCAACCACCCAAGGCCAACGGCCAAGCGACTGCACGCGAAGACTTGGAGTTCGTGGACTAATGGGCAACCTCAAAGAACACCCCGCCTCTCATATCGTCCGCCTCCTCAACATCGGGGAGAGCGGGACGGGAAAGACGGGAGCCCTCGCGTCCCTCGCCAAGGCAGGCTACCGTCTGTGGATCTTGGACTACGACAACGGCCTCGACATCCTCGCGAACCTCCTCGCTGACGATCCCGAAGCCATGGAGCGGGTGACCTACAAATCCCTCCGCGACAAAATCACCCTCACGGCGGGTGTCCCGAAAGTCCTCGGCCAGAACGTCACGGCTTGGAAGGAAGCGGGGAAGACCGTGGAGGAATGGCAGGAACAAGCAGGCGGGGACTTCGGCCCTCTCGACATCCTCGTCATCGACACCCTCACCACAATGTCCATGGCTGCGTTCAACGAAGCTCTTAAGCTCGGCTCGCGCCTCAACCAACGCCCGCAACAGAACGACTACGGGTGGATGGCGGACACGGTCCTCCTGTTCATGCAGGCCATCACGGAAGAGGACGCGAACTTCAACCTCATCGTGAACACCCACGTCCGCTACCTCTCCGCCGGGGAAGACGACACATCCAACCGTGGCCTTCCCAACGCCAAGGGACAACAGATCCCCAAGGACATCGGGAAGTTCTTCAACACCATCGTCCTCACCCGCACACAAGGGAGTGGACCCGGCGCGAGGCGCATGATTTCCACGCAGCCTCAAGGCGTCATCGAGGTCAAGACCTCCAACCCCAAGGGGGTCAAGCCCTCTTACGGTTTGGAGAACGGCTTGGCCGAACTCTTCCACGACATTCTCCAACACGGCCCACAGGCCTAACCCAGCGAGGGACTTGTTCCCAACGCACGTGCATCTGCACTTAACCTGAAAGAAGGACTACCTCCAATGGCATTGGACCTCAGTAAGTACCTCGACGTTCCGGTCGAGTCCGTCGCGAAGGTTGTCCCGGTTCTTCCGGGCGGTCATTTCTTCGCGGACGTGATGGGCTGGAAGGGCGCGGAACGCGACTACGACAAGGCGGACGGCGGCCCGAAGACCCCGGTGGTGGAGGTCTCCTTCAAAATCTCCGGGGCCGACGAGGACGTCACGTTCGGCGAGGGCTTCGAGCCCGGCACCGAGGCCGGCAAGATCGTCACGAGGGACTACCGCCTCAACGATCCGGACGGCGCGGGCAAGACCTACCTCCGCAATCTCGCGGAGGACACGTGCAAAATCCAAATCAAGGGTCTGCACTTCACCGACATGCTCGACGCCATGAAGGGCTCGTCGGTCAAGGTCTACAACGAGCCCCGCCCCGGCAAGGAGGAAGGCCAGTTCTTCGTCAACATCAAGAAGGTGTTGCCGGTGGACGAGCCCGCCCCCAAGAAGAAGGCCGCGGCCTCGGCCTAAGCCCATCCCCTCGCGGAAACCTGTCTGACGTCCGGGCCAACGCAAGCGAGAGGACACGGCTCGGGGAGTGCCGTTCTACAAACTCCCCACCCTTTCAACCGAGAGAACTCCAATGTCCACCAATCCCATCATGCCCTCCATCGGCCGCGTGGTCCTCGTCCGTTCCGCCGATTGGGAAGGCGACGCGCCGGGCATCGTCAACCGCGTCCACTCCGAGGACTGCATCAACGTCCACGTGATGCCGGACCAAGCCATCGCCCACTCGCGGTCCTCCATCCAATACGCCGAGGACCACGACGCCAGCGGCCTGTCCATCTCCTTCCATTGGATGGACTACCAACTCAAGGTCGCCGCCGAACGCGACCCGGTGTCGGGGGCCACGCAGGCGTAAGAACGCTCCCGAAGTCCTTTGGCATAGCCGGGTCGTAAACCGGGGACGCTTCGAGCAACCCGTAGGCAAGGCAGGGTATTCCCTGTAAGAGGACACAACGGGGCTAGGGGGAGTGGGGCACGAACTCCACTCCCTCTTCACTTCAACAGAGAGAACACCATGTCCGAACCCATTCACACCGAAGGCCGCGCGGCGGAGCAGAACGTCTCGCCCCACCTGATCGAGATGCCGCCGAACCCGGTGGGCATCAACATGATCCCCCACCACATGGCGGGCGAGAACGGCTCCCTCGTTCGCACCGGGAAGATCGAAGTCCGCTTCGACGGCTCCTCCCTCCCCACCCGCAACGACAAGCGTAAGACCATCATGTGGGAGAAGGTCGCGTACAACGCGGCCCACCAAGTCGCGTACTACCGTCAGGTCCACGACAACCTCGTGGCCCGCGCGGAACAGTACGAACGCGCCTACACCGAGGCCAGCCGGAACTACCAGTCCACCGTCCTCCAACGGGACGAGGCCAAGCGGGACATGGACCGGCTGCGTCCCCTCATCAACGAGGCCTTCCGCCTCAAGCGGCATTGGGCGTACTTCCTCCTGCCCACAGCCTTCAAGAAACTCGTCGGGACCGCGTAGTCATGGGCTCGTGGGTAGGCTTCACCGACCGTCTCCGTCGCCATGGCAGGACGCAGGACAAGACTACGCGCGGGTACTGCGACACCGCCGCCCAACGTATCGAGGACCTTGAGGACAAACTCGCGGAGTCCGATCGAAAGCTCCGCGAGAAGTCCGTCCTGTTAGACCGCAAGAATGGTTGGTACGCATAGTGTTCGGTCCCCATGTCCCCTCGTTCGGTCCTCCCAACGCCAGCATCTTCTTGCTCGGGATGTTCCCCGGTAAGCAGGAGAGTGCGGCCGGGAGGCCGTTCGTTGGGGCATCGGGGTACGAACTCCGCAGAATGCTCGACATGGTCGGGGTCAAACTAGATGACTGCTACCGTTGCAATGTCTTTTCGCGCCAGCCTGATGAGGACAACGTCGCCTTGTTCGGTCAGAGTGAGTCCACTCCCGACACGAAGCCCTACGGTCCTCTCACCACTGCCCCCATTACCTACCTCGATCCCCAATGGCTCCCGGAGCTTGATCGAGTCCATGCTGAAATCAATTCCGTTGGACCTAACATCGTGGTCGCCATGGGAAACGTGGCAATTTGGGCGTTGGGTTTGGGACAAGGGATCAATGCGGTACGAGGCAGTATCCAATCCGTTCATATAGCGGACGCCCCTCGCCCGTACAAGGTCCTACCCACCATCCACCCCGCGTCCCTCTTCCGCCAATGGGACCAACGTGTCGTCATCCTCGCGGACTTGGAGAAGGCGTACAATGAGTCCCACACCCCCGACCTCAACTTCGACAACACCGAGCTTTGGGTTAATCCTTCGCTTGCTGATCTTGCGGAGTTTGACCGCCTCTATATGGAGGACGCGCGAGAGTGTGCCTGCGACATTGAGACTAAGCGGGGACAGATTACGTGCATATCCTTCTCGCCAAGGCCTGACGTTAGTTTGGCAATCCCGTTCTGGCAGGATGGACAAAATCCAAATTACTGGCCCACGGTCGAGGAAGAAGTCCTCGCGTGGACGTACCCCCGTAAGTGGATGCAACGAGAGGATCTAGTCAAGGTCTTCCAGAATGGGCTCTACGATCTACAGTACATCCCGAAGATGAAGATTGTCCCCCGCGCCTGCACCGAGGACACTATGCTGGCCCACCATTCGTTGTACAGCGAACTCAAGAAGGGCCTCGGCTTCCTCGGTTCCATCTACGCCAACGTCCCCTCTTGGAAGTCCATGCGGACATTCAAGAAGGAAGAACAATTGAAGAGGGATGAGTGATGCCTTTCGGTCCGCGCAGCGCCACCACCGGCCTCAACTTCAAGTGCCCTCAGTGTGCGGGAGGAACCGGCGTGACGGACTCCCGCCCGAGTGGTGATGCCATCCGGCGTCGGCGGAAGTGCTACCAATGTGGCCACCGTCTGACCACCATGGAAATCCCCTACGACCTGTTCCACGACCTCAATGTCGAAGGCCTGCGTCAAGAAGTGGTCAAGGGCATGAACACTATGATCGAAACTTTCGGCCGCCTCAACCGGGCTATCAAGGCCCATGCTAAGCTGAAGGAAGCGCCGTGAACCCTCCGGATGAACTCTACATCATGACGGATGCGACGGGCTTTACCTCCGCGATCGAGACATCGGTCAACAAGAGCCCACGCGACAACCACGCTGCGGTCCTCCGGGAAAGCGGACGCCGCCCCATGATGGCTCCCATCAAGATCGCCTACTGGCGGCGGAAGCACGAGACGGGTCCGCACGGAGGCTACGTCCTCGTGGTTGAATGGAATTGGAATGGGGGCGAACTTGGCTCTTAAACTCCAATCCCGCGACCTCTACAAGATCCTCGAAGAGGGGGACCTCACCACCAATGAGGTCCACCAAGCGTACAACGCGCTTGACAGCGCCGTGACCCTCCGCGTGCAACACGCACTCCAAGAACGCATCCACACGGCCAACACCCCCCACGCCAAGCAGGCCTACGACTTCGTCCGCGCCATGCAAGGTCCGGCGATGGAGATGATGAACCGGGGGGTCAAGGTCCAAACACAGGTTCGGCAAGATGAAACCACGCGTTACCAATCCAAACGGGATGCGGCTCAGGCCCTACTCGACCGCCTCGCGGATGCTGTGTGGGGTCCGGAACACTATGTCGAGGTCACCAAGACTAAGGAATGGTATATCCCTGTCGGAAAGCGAGGCCAAGCTCTTACGCCCCGGGAACGTACTGTACGTGTCGAAGTCCCACGTACCCGACCCCGTGGTCTTAATGCCAACTCCGGGAAGCAGTGCCTCGCATTCTTCAACGTGGCCTTGGCTCGTCCTGTTGAGTACGAAATTCGGAAGACTCCCCAAGGGAGGGAACGCACGCCCACCGCGAACGACAAGGCGCTGAGGAAGTGGGGGGAGCAGAGGACTAAAGGTCCCGGCGTTTCCCCGCGCGACCCCAACGTCTACCCTGTCCAAATCGCCAAGCCTTTCGTCTCCCTCATCCTCACCATCCGGGAGATGGACAAGAACCTCGATGTTCTGAAGTCCCCGCTCGAACCGGGTAATCGCATCTCCTGTTCCTACAATGTGGCGGGCACGGAGAACTGGCGGTGGAGTTCTTCCGCCAATGCCTTCGGACGAGGGACGAACCTACAAAACATCACCGCGTCGATGCGTCGCATGTTCTGCGCCGACGATGGGTATATGATGATTTCCACTGACCTCGAACAGGCCGAGAGCTACGTGGTAGCAGGCCTCGTTTGGCAGGTCACGGGGGACGACGTTTACTGGAAGGCCATTCTCTCAGGCGACCTCCACACCGCGGTGTGTCGGATGGCGTGGCCCGAGATGGGATGGAACGGCGACAAAGACCATGACCGAGCTATTGCGGACTCACCTTATCCCGACCTTGGAATGTCTTACCGCGATGTGGCTAAGCGGATTGGCCACGGGAGCAACTATAATGGCTCTGCGTGGGGCATTGCTGCGGCTGTTGGCATCCCGGTCAACATCGTCGAGGACTTCCAACGCAGATACTTCCGCGCATTCCCCGCCATCCGAGAATGGCATAAGTGGGTTCGCCAACAGATCTTGGACCACCAATTCCTTGACACTCCACTAGGCACCCGCCGGTGGTTCTTCGGCCGCCCGACCGAGGACTCCACGATCCGTGAGGCCATTGCCTGCGTTCCCCAAGGGACCGTGGCCAAACTCCTCAACGTCATCATGTGGAAATGTTGGGCACGCTCTCTCAAAAATGATCCCTTCAAAACAAACAACCCTCTTCCCATAGAACTCCTACTCCAAAACCACGACGCGTTCCTGTTGCAGACAAAGACCACCAACGACTTAGCATCTGTCATCCGAGAAGTAGACGCCGAGTTCCAATCCACTCGCATCCCGCTCATCAGGGGCGATGAGCAGAGGTTCCTAGTGATACCCGGAGAGTTCGTTACCGGGTTCAATTGGGCCTACAAGGACAAAGACCCCGACAAGGACAAGTGGACTTTTACGGACGGCAACCCGGATGGACTCTCCAAGTGGCGAGGAAGTGACCCTCGCACCCGACAACAAGGGGCAAATCCAAGCCTCGGCGACTGGCTTAGTAGACCTGTTTCTTGAGTACAGCAAGGACCTCCCGACACCCCGGATCTTCCGGTTGTGGTCCATCATCCACGCGATCGGTGCAGCCGCAGAGCGCCGGGTGTGGACTACGTTCGGGAGGAATACCTTGTTCCCCAATCTCTTTGTGGTTCTCGTTGGGCCACCGGGAGTAGGCAAGACACAAGCACTAGAGCCCATGGCTGTACTCCTCCGCAAGTCGGGGGCGGTGACACTTGCGCCGAATGACTTGTCGAAGCAAGGCCTCCTCGACGCTATCGCAGATGCGGGGCGTGCGGTCATGTTGAACGGTCGCCCGTTCGACTACCATTTCCTCGCGCTGTCTGTGCGGGAAATGTCCAACTTCATGTCGAAGTATGACCTCGAACTCACGGGCCTCATGACGGACCTGTTCGACTGCCCCTCCGTCAACGATGAGAAGAAGCGGACGCACAACAAGGGCAAGCTCATCCCATCCCCCGGCATCTCCTTCATCATGGGGACGGCTACGCAGAACCTCGGTTCAACCGTGTCCAACGAGATGTGGGGCTCCGGTTTCATGGCCCGCGTCATCATGACCTTCTCGGCCGAGGAGATTGTGCCCGAAGACATGTTCGCGGAAATCCCTGTGGACGATGACCTCGGGAACGAGATTGTCGGCGGGCTCTCCCGCATTGGACAGATGGTCGGACCGATGACTTGGGAGCCTGAGGCCCAAGTTCTCCTTCGCGCCTTCCGCATCAATCAGAAGGACGGAGCCCCCATCCACAACCGGCTCTCCCACTATGTCACGCGGCGGTGGTTGCACCTCGCCAAACTCTGCATGATCGCAGCCCTCGCGGATGAACGCCAGTGCATCGAAGCCGAGGACTATCACATGGCAGTTAGCTGGTTGCTGGAAGCCGAGAAGGAGATGCCGGAAATCTTCAAGGACATGGTGTCCCACGAGGACGGCCAGATCCACGAGGAACTCCGCAACTACCTCTACACCCTCTACATGAAGACCAATCGTACTCCCATCCACGCCAGCGTCATCTACAAGTTCCTCTCCCAACGAGTGTCCTCCTACCAAATCCAACGCATCCTTGACGTCAGCATCTCCGCTGACTTCATCCGTCGCGTGGCGGGGACCGAGGGGGATGACGCTGAGTATGTGCCGCAAACGCCGATGGGCCACAAGCCGGGGATTTTGTAATGCCGCGTAGCCTAACCGAGGCGAAGGAAACTCTCCTCCGCAAACTCATCCGCGACGGGCTCACCACCCGTGACATTGCGCGGCAAGTGAAGTGCGGGACGGGGACCGTGACCCGGCGCAAGAGTGAGATGGGCTATGAAATCCGCGCGCAGACCTCAGCCCGAGTGACCAAGCTCCTTGCGTCCAAGCCCATGCCGAACATGAAGGGGGGTCGACCTCCCAACCTCGACGCGCTCCCGAAGAACGACGCGCCCTCCGCATCGGCCCTGCGCCTCGCGGCCTTCGACCCCATCGTGCGCCGCGCACTCTCCCGCCCCATTGAGGAAGAAGACGATGAATGAAGCTTTGCTTATTGACCATATGGGATCTGACCTCACCGTGGTCAACGCAGCCCGCCGTTCCCATGGCGTGGAACACCGCGAGTTTTCTTTCAAGCGGCGGGGAAACGGTTCGTTGGCCGATGACGAACTCATTGAGAGCTTGGTGACTGAGGGACACTTCCTCCCCTTCCGCCATCCTCACATCGAACTCAGTTGCGCGGCTCCCCTGCCGATCGCTCGCCAGTTGGGGAAACATCAAGTCGGTATGACGTGGAGTGAAATCACGCGGAGGCTCAAACATAAGCGGGCGGGGTTCACCTTCCACATGCTCGATGGAACGTGGCGGCGGGAGTATGAAGGGCGCGGTCACGGAACCGGAGAACTCCTTCCTCCGCTCGAACAGCTTTCCCTGGAGGCCATCCAAGCGGACAATGTCCAAATGTGCCTTCGGCAATTCGAGGCGGCGCTTGATTTTGGAGCGGCGCATGAACAGGCGAGGTTCCTCCTCCCCCAATCCATGGACGTCCTATGGACGTGGACCGGCTCCCTCCTCGCGTGGTATCACGTCTACCACATGAGGAACCATCCGGACGTGCAGAAGGAGTGCAGGGACTTTGCGTCCCTCCTCCCTCAACTAATCGGGGAACTCTATCCCGTCTCGTGGGGTTTCCTCACCCACACCTTCATCCCACCCGAGGCATAAAAAAGGAGGGAGGGGCGTGAACCCCTCCCCCAAGTAGACCGCGCGCCCTAGGACGGAAACGCACGGATCGGCAGCGCCCGAGATGGGCTAGACGGCGTTGCTCGCGGGGGGCGAGGAGCCGCCGCTCGACGGAGGGGGAACAGCCGGGCCGTCACCGGCGGCGACCGTATCCGAGCCTTGCCCACCGACGGTCGTGTCGGTCCCGCCACCAGCGGCCACGGTGTCGGAGCCGTTTCCCCCGGTGACGGTGTCATCCCCCGTGCCGCCGACGATGGTGTCCGTCCCGCCGCCGCCCGTGGTGGTGTCGGTGTTGGTGTCGCCACCCGTGGTCGTGTCACCGCCGCCCGGCACGGTGGTCGGGAGGACCGCCTTGGCCGCCGCGATGGCTTCCTTGACGGAGCCGTCGATGGCGTTGAGGGAGGTGCGGATGGTTTCGTCGTTCACGCCGGCTTCCGTCAGAGCGGAGGCCACCGCGGCTTGGATGCGGGCGGGGATGTCGTTGATGATGTTCACCAACGCCGTCACATCGGCCGCGAGTTCGGTGTCGTCCGCCACGAGTTCCGCGACGGTGTCTTGCAGAGTGGTCATTTGGGTTCCCAATTCCCGGATTGCGGTGAGGATTTCCCCCGAGTCTCCGGGATTAACCGGGGGGAAATTGATGTTGACGAGGATGTCCACGTCAACTTTAACCATGGGTTGGTCCATCAGGACCTCCTGAGAATGATTGTGCCGAGAAGGATGAGGACGAACATGGAAAGTCCGGCGAGGACTCTCCCTGCTCTAGCCCTCAGTGCGGGGCCTCCTCGGCTTGCGGAGGGGGAGACGCGGGAGCCTGACCGGCGGCGGGGAGGACCGTCACCGAGTTCACCGCGAGATGATGGCCGCTGAACAGCGCGGACACGTAGTCCAGCGCGTGCTGTTCACCCATCACCAGCAACGCCTTCGCCGCGTTAGCCGCCTGTTGATCGAGGCCCGTGACATTGGCGAGACCGCCGACCACCGGGAGTTGGTCCACGGTCGCCTTGACGAAGCCCATCACGGCCTCGTTGAGCGCGTCCTCCAGTTGGCCGATGACACCGCTCGCGGTCCCCGCCGTGGAGTTGGGGGAACCCGAGGCGGGCATCGGGACGTTGAGGACCGCAGCGATACCCGTGGCCGCAGCGTCGGGGTTGGCCGTGGCCGCCATCCGCGCCGCAGAGGCGAACAGCTTGTCGAACACGAAATGGAATGCGCCGGAAACGACAGACATGGTAGTAGATCCCTTGGGTTGCACGGGAGCCGGAATGCCTCCCGCTAGGCTAATGTGGCCGAGGTTGCCGTCGAGCAAGCCCTTGTCGAGTTTGGCCTGCACATGGGCCACCGCCTCAGCCTTCGTGATCTGGTGGTCCTTGTTGGCGTCGAGCCCCGCGTTGGCTGCAAAGGCTGAACTCCCGCTAACCCACATGACGAAGTCATCGGGCTTGCCAATGGCGGAAGGATTGAGGATGGCCATGTAGGTGTCGCCGAGCGTCTTCAGCGGACCGTGGGCCTTGATGGCATCGCGGAAGTAGAGCCACACGTAGTCGAACTGCTTGACCTGCGTCATCAACGCCAGCGCGGCAGTCGTCGTCCCGTAGTGTTCCGCCGTCTTCTCCATGAACTGGATTTCCCCGGTGGCGGAACTCGCGGGGTTGTGGACGGAAGGCGAGAACGTCTCCCCTGTCTCGAAGGCCATGCAGGCCATCAAGTTCGAGGGGACGAGGCCGGGGAAATCATCCCCCGTTTGGATGACCCGGAGGGCGAAGTCGCGCGGGACCTTCGCCCCCCATGCCAACAGATAGTCCACCATCACTTATGTCCTCCACCACGGGCGGGTCGATGCGCCCTCGTTGCCCGCCGTGCGCGGCTCTCCGTTCCCGTCCCGCCCTCATTCCCCTGCCGTCCGAGGACCCCGCGTTGGATGAAGGTCGCCGGGTTGTCGACTTGGCCGGTGGCGGTGTCGTAGACCGTCGCGCCGAAGTTGACCGCGGAGTCGGGCATGATACCCGTGGCCCCGCCGATCATCTTCGCGGTGTCGGTCCACTGTTGCTCACCCCACGGTTGGCCGTCCATGAGCTTCTTCCCATCGGCGACCAACCGGGAGAAGTCATCATCGCTCCCGTAATGGACGGCTTGCTCGACCTTGTTGAGGCCGACGATGGAGCCGAGGGTTTGCTCGCTCACCTCCCACCCGAGTTCCTCCAAGAAGTTTTCCTCCTTGGACTTCTTCGCTTTCCCACCGCCACGGATGTAGACGTCGTAGACGGCGAGGAGGAGTGCGGCTCCGAGGACGTAGGTCATGTAGATGGAGCCAGCCTTCCCCGCACCGCCCTTCCCTTGCGCGGCCTGACCGATGAGGCGGTTGGCCGTCCACAGGCGGTTGGGCACGGTGTTGCGGAAGCCCATCAGAAGCCCGAGGGTGTTCCGCATAATCTCGTGGGCGAAGTCATCGCCTTTGCGGAACATGGTGGGAAGATCCACGGAAGCCGAAGCCCCTTGCGTATCCCTCACCGCCTTGTTCCCCGCCTGCACCGCTTGCTCCGTGTTCCCCGTCTTGGCGACCTCGCGGCGGAAGGTGGCAAGCCAAGTGACTTGGGCCTCCTTGCGCTTGGAGAGGGAGAAGAGGAAGAACCCGAGTTGGCGGGCATCGTGCAGTCTCCCTCCCGTGAGGGCGTCCCGCGCAAGAGCCTCCTGCAAGTTGGTGTCCATGTTCCACGCGAGGCCACGAACCTCCCCGCTCATCTCGTCAATGAACTTGGGCCAGTACCCGTTGGTGAACACATCTTGCGCCGCCTTGGCGAAGATGGCAGGATCGCCTGCTTCCCGGACCATGTGGGCAATCCCGATGGAGGAGTGCTTGATGGTAGAGGAGAGGTTGAAGGCCACCTTGGCGAAGACGAAGTTGGAGGACAAGTCTCGGATCATCTGCGCCGCTGCGGCGGTGGCGGGGTTGAACGTGGTCCGCTCCCTCGCGATATAGTGCAGCCACGGGGAGACCTGTAGACCATAGTCCGGTCCGAGGACCGACATGATGGCCTCACGCACGCGAGGGTCGAAGAGGACCTTCTGCGCGGCCTGCAGGGGCTCGCGGAAGGAGATGTCGTGGATGACTTCCTTCACCCCCTGCGACAACGCCCGCGCATCGAGATTGACCGGGCCGACAAACCCCGTGCGCTCAAGTCCGTAGAACGCGGAGGGGAGTGCGCGGATAGGATGGTCATTGTCGAGCGGGCTATCCTGCGAAGGCATGTGCCCGGCGCGGAGTAG